TTTTCGGGGAGCGGGGGTAGCATCGTGCTGCCCCCCCTCCCATCGCCATTGGTTCCCCAACTCTGGAGCAATCCCATGTCCCGTATATCACTGGGCAACACCCCAGCATTCCTCGCCTGTCAGGTGGCCCCCGTCCTCGTGCGTGGTGGCACCGGCGTTGGCAAGTCTTCCACGTGGGAGGCTCTTGCCCACGCACTGGGACGCACGTTCGTCCCGCTGTACGGTGCAACCCATCTGCCCGAAGACTTCTCGGGCTACCCCACCCCTGACCACAAGGCTGGCGTGGTTCGCATGCTGCCCACCTCCCTGTGGGACAAGACCAAAGACGGCATGGCCCTCGTCCTCGTGGACGAGGTGACGAACGTGCCGTCCGCTACGCAGGGCGGCATGCTGTCCGTCCTGTCGGAGCGGCGGATCGGTGAGTACGTGATGCCCGCCTCGACCATCATCGTCGGGGCGTGCAACCCGCCGGAACTGTGCCCCAATGCGGTGCCGCTGGCCCCTGCCATGCGGGCTCGGTTCGTCCACTTCGACTGGGAGGTGGACTACGAACACTGGTTCACTGGCCTGCGGGCTGGGTGCCAGTGGGAAGCACCCACTTTCCCACTCGTGCCCGCCCATTGGACTGACTTCCTGCCGCAGTTCGGCTCGCTTGTCGAGGCGTTCCTCCGGTCGGCACCCGACGCCCGTGAGAAGTTGCCGCAGGACGACGAGACGATGAGTTTCCCCAACCTGCGGACGTGGACGTACCTCGTCCGCTGCTTCGCTGCGGCGAGCGCCTGCGGGTACGAGCAGAAAGACCCCATCTACCGGCCCCTCGCCGTCGGCTGCGTCGGGGAGGAGGTCGGTGGCATGTTCCTCCGCTACTGGCACCGGCTCGACCTGCTCAACCCGGAGGCGTACCTGTCCGGTGCGGAGGACTACAAGTACGAGCGTCGGCCCGACGCCAACATCTGCTTCCTCACCGGGCTGGTGAAGTCGCTGCGTGACAACACCAGCAAGGAACGCTGGGCCCGTGCGGCGGAGGCGTTCATCACCATCGGGGAGCAGGAGATCGAGTCGTTCCTCATGCAGTTCAAGTCCTTCTGGAATCCCGTCAGCAAGGGCGGCGTTCGCCCCGATGGCTGGTCGCCCCCGAAGGAAGTGCTGGCGAAGTTGATGGCGTTGGTTCAGTCGTGATAGCCGCGACTCCTACACACACGAAAGGCTTTCAATGCACGTATCACTTACCGAAGAACAACTAGAGTCGCTGGAGTGCATTCTGTCTGACGAAAAGTCCCGTTGCATCAACACGCTTCGGTCGCTTGACGGACTGCCAGACGCCGACGACCAAGTCGTCTGGTGGAAGAACGAACTGGATGGCGTTCTGGATTTGATGGCTGTATTCCGATTCGATTGTTCGCACATCGACGACTGAGTGTCACGCACACAGGAGAACAACCCATGACCCCACGACAACTACTGGGGCAGGCACGGGTACACACCTTTGAGTACGTCCCGTACCTCGCCTCATACATCTACTCCCTGCGTGAGCAGGAAACACCGGGCATCGGCACGGCTGCGGTGGACGACGCCGGGAATCTCTACTGGGATCCCGCCTTCGTCACGCAGGTGGGCAAGGAACAGACGGCATACCTCGTCGCCCACGAGGTGCTGCATCTGATCTTCGACCACCACGCCCGGTCGAAGGACATCATCGGACAGACGCCCAGCGAGTTTCAGCGGTTCGTCTGCAACGTGGCTGGCGATCTGGTCATCGAGCAGACGCTCGCCATGATGCGGCACCTCCGCCCGGATGGTGCAGTCCACTTGGGCTGTCCCCTGCCGCAGTTGGGTATCACGCTCGACTTCCCTGAGAACAAGTCGATGCAGGAATACTACCGCCTCATCATGGAGAGGCTGAAGGGCGACGATGACGACGACAACCAACCGCAAGGAGAAGGCGATGACGACCAACAGTCCGACGAGTCTGACAGTGACGACGATCAGCAGGGGGGTGCGTCTGCATCCGGCGGCGATGTTCCCGATGGGGACGGGCAAGACGATGATGCCGACGCTTCTGCTGGAGACGGCAGCGACGGCACGCCAGACGGCGAGGAGGATGCGGCTGGCAGCGGAGCGGGATCGCCTCCGTCTGGGCAGGGCGAGGCACCACCGCCGCCCGGTTCGCCGGGCTCCGGCGGCTCGTGTGCGGACGGTTGCCCACGCCCGTATGAGGTAGCCAGCGACGGCTCGTGGGAAGCCTATGGCGAGGGCATGGCCGCCGCCCAAGCGGAAGACGCCATCGCCCAGTACGAGGCCAGCAATCCCGGCAAGGTGCCCGGCAACATCAAGCAGGCACTCAAGGCCAAGTTGCGACCCGAGCCCGATCCGTTCGCCCAGTTGCGGTCGGCTGTCTGCTCCAGCGTGGCAGCGCCGGTCGGCGGCAGGGACTACTCCCACCGCCGCCGGTCACGCAAGCAGCCGCCCGGCGACGATGCCCCCATCCTGCACGGCCGCATCACCGTGCAGCCACACGCCGTCGTGATCGTGGACACGTCGGCCTCCATGATGACGAAGGACATCCAAGCGAAAGCCCTGTCCGTCATCGCTCAAGGGCTGCGGAAACTGGGGCGGGTGAAGGTGTACTGTGCCGACACCAAAGTCCAATCGCACAAGTTGGTGGCCACGACCAACGTGTTCGACTGGCATGGCGGCGGCGGTACGGACATGTCCACCGCCATCGAGCAGGTGGAGAAGGACGACCACCCCGACTCCATCGTGCTAGTCACCGACGCCGAGACACACTGGCACGCCAAGAAGCCGCATGCCCGTGTCGTCTTGGCATACACGGGCAAGAAGGGATCGGCATGGCACCAAGCCATCCCCAAGTGGGCCCGTGTCGTACCACTCTCACAGGAAGGAGCATGACGATGGCACGACGGAGGAAGACATTGCGGAAGCGGGTCTACACCTACGAGCAGTTGGACGCGAAGGGGCTGCGGTGGACCAAGAAGACGGCCCGGAGCGGTTCAACACCGCTCTACGGCGACGACCGGTATGCACCGCTCTACGGCAGCGTCCGCATTTGGGACGGCGAATGGCCGTATTGGCTGCGAATGCAACACGGAAAGAAACGTATCGCTCCCGGCGTCTCGATCCGGTACAAGCCCAAGCGGATGGACATGAGTCTCATCCTCGCGTACGTGTACCGTGCCGCCGACGGGGCCACGCTGTATGTCGTGCCGGGATTGGGAAAGAGCCGCAACAAGAAGCCTGAAGTACGTCAGCGCATTGCGGCGTGGAAGCGGCTGGTCCCGGCGTTCACTCCGCACGATGGCTCTCGTCTGCTGCAACATGAGTATGCGATGTACCTGCTCAAGGACGGGCAGGCAAATCGCCTCGACAAGCCGGTGCCAATATGGCTTAGCGATCCAAAGGCTTGGTGCTGGGATGCAAGGGCATGGAAACAGGGCGAGGCACACGGAAACGACTGGGGCCGCTTGTACCCGCTGTTCCCTCGACGCTGCCTGCTGTTTGCCACACGCCTGCGCAAGGCACTACAGGACGGCCCGGCCTGCGAAGTGCAGTTGACCAAGTGGCACGGCTGGGGGGACCACTGGGGCGGCCCAAAAGGCAACTCACTGACCGTGTGTACGCCACCAGCGGGCGGCCGTGACGGCCGCAGTTTGACCGTTCACATCGCCATGCACAGCAGCGAGTCTCGATCCTTCCACAATGTCGATGGAGACTACGGCTGCAAGCACTGCCAGTTCTTTGCAGGCGAGGGAATGATGACACTGGTCAACAAGAAGTTGATGCGTTGGAAGTGCAGCAAAGACGCCATCGTCGGCATCCAAGAGTGGGTGCTGGGTTGCATCCACATTCCGGGTCCGGGCTAATACTGAAAGGAAAACTGCCATGAATTTCTTGGACTACAAGTACGGTCCCTCCACGATCCGCCGCCGGCTGGTCTTCCTGCTCGGGCTGGAAGCCGGGCTCGTCAGTTGGATCGTGCGGTCGGCCATCATCGCCTTGATGATCCGCACCTCGATGGACCCGTCAGAGTCGGTCTACATGGGGCCATTCGGGTGGCTCTGCTTCTGGCTCGTCGTCGTCTTCTACCTCTGGTAAGGAGTCCTCACCATGCCTACCGTCTACGCCTACGGCCGGGCCTCAACCGGCCGGCAGACCATCACTGAAGATGCCCAGCGTTCCGTGTGCGAGGAGTACATCAAGCGGGCCCTTGTGCCGGAGGGCTACACCTACGGCGGCTGGCTCTACGACTCAGCCACCAGCGGCACCCGGCCCATGTTTGAGCGGGACGAGGGCCGCAAGGTCTGGGCTCTCGTCCAGCCCGGCGACAAGATCATCTGGGCCAAACTCGACAGGGCCTTCCGCTCCGTCATAGACGCCGCCCAGACCATGCAACTCCTCGCCAGCAAGGACGTGTCGTTCAACTCCCTCGATCTCGGGCTCGACACCAGCAGCCCCATCGGCAGGTGCGTGTTCACCATCCTCACGGCCTTCGCAGAACTGGAGGTGGCGTTCATCCGCCAGCGGACGCGGGACTCCCTGCGGGAGAAACGCAAGGCCGGCAAGCCTCACGGCCGCCACGCCCCCATCGGGTGGCGCAAGTGCGGCAAGGGCAAGGACTCGTACTACGTGCCGTGCCCAGAGGAACGCCGGCAGGTGGACGAGATTGCCGCCCTTCGGCAGGCAGGGGCCAGCCTTGAGCGTCTCGTCATGCACACCCGCCAGTGGCGTCGGCCCAACGGCTACGCTTGGAACATCAACTCCATCACCCGTGCCATCAAGGCACAAGCGGCTCGCTACGCAAAAGAATTTCCAGTGCGGAAAGAGCGGCGGCGATCCGTCGCTGGATAGTTCGCGGGTCGCACCCTGCCTGCTCGCCTATCTCCCGCAGGCTGAGCCCCCGAAAGAACCGGAGGTCCAGCAGGCGGCGATAGGCGGGCGGCAGGCGGGCGATGCTGGCCTGTATGCGGGTGGACAGGGCGTGCTGCTTGCCCGCCACCAACGCCTCCGCTATCTCCATCGGCACCCGATTGGGCGAGTCGTACCTAGCCCGGCGGTTGCGGTCCAGTTCCTTCAGCAGGGCGTTGCGGATGGCCATCGAGAAGTACGTCGTGATCTGGCTTTTCTCCGGGTCGTACGTCACCGACGCCCGGCAGACGGCCATGTACGCCACGCTGGTGGCGTCGATGCTGGCCAACTGCTTACGCAGCGTTGGATACCGGCAACGAAATGCCGCCACAGCCTTCGGCACGATGGCCGCAGCCTTTTCAGCCAACGCCTTCTGGGCCTCCGTCAGTCGCATCCATGCAATCTGACGGCTCAGGGCGATCTAGATAGCCTCACTGCCATCCCGGCATCGACTACTACGCCCTCAGTACGGAGCCGAAGGGAGCGAGTTGCTAAAGTCTGCCGTCCACGTTGCCTCCCCCTTCACTACGCGGACCTCATCCACATACCCAACGAACGCTTCCGCCGGTCCATAAAACGAGTCTTGCATGGTGTGCGCAGCAGCCCCGACAACAAATGGCCGGGAACTTCCAAGGTCTTGGTTCGCAAAGCCAGACAACTTCTCCACCCCATTTACAAACACCTTCAGTGTTCCGCTCGCCCTGACGACAGCAAGGTGCGTCCACTGATTCAAGTTCATCCCCAGCCCATTTGGGTAGTTGTATTGCGATCCGGCGACATAGACAGCGTCACCGCTGCCGCCCTGCCGCCGGACTAGAACTCCATTCTGGAACGTCCCAACCGAAAAGAAGGTCGTCAGCCCCAACGAGGTGGCATAAAACCATCCATCCAGCGTGAAGTCGCCAGTTCCAAAGCCAAATGCCGACGAATCTGCTACGGACACTGCCGTAGCATTCCCGCCGGAAAATGCACCGTTCAGATAAACGCTTGCCCCACCAAACTTGCTCTGCGCCGTACTGATCTGCGCCGCGCCAAGAGCCGCCACGCTCAAGCCTCGTGGGCCGCTATCCGTGATGGATGCACTGCCGTTGCTGCCGTCACAATGCAATAGCAGCGAAACGCCCGGCGCAGTTGGAGTCGCCTGCGCACTGGTGCTTCCGTACACGCCCCGCCCCAGCGCATTCACGCCGGCGATCCGAAAGATGTAAGCCGTGTCGTTCGTCAGCCCAGTCACCGTGACAGAAGTGTCGTTGCTTACGCTGTCCTCAAACGTCGTCCACGTTTCCCCCGAATTGGACGAATACTGAACGTAGTAGTCGGTGATTGCTGGTGTGGTAAACGGGTCCGACCATGACAAATAGACTTGCCCATTCTCTGCCGACACCGACGGCGCAGCCGGCACGGGGGGCTGACTGGGCCAGTTGCCGGCCGACAGGTTGGCTTTCGCCTCCCGTAGCGTCCAGATGCCACTGGCCGCACTGGCGTTGATAGACGCAGCCGGGCCGATCCGTGATCCGTTGGCGCGTGGCACTACGAAATCTCCTCATACGAGACGATGGCTTCCAAGTCCTCGTCCGCGCTTGCAGACAGCCGCAGCGAGTCGCCTTCGTTGAGGTATATGAGGTCTTCGCGAGTGATGAGTGACAGCGTGGCGTCGGCCGGAACGGCGACCGTCTTGACAATGTACCTTGTCGCAGTGCCGTTGTAGATGTCTGCCGTAACGCTGGCGTCGTCTACGCCGTCTACGTTAGCAACGTACAGCGATACGACGCGGACGGACTTTCCGCTGGACGCTGCGTTGGACACTATCGCCTGAGCGCTGCCGGTCAGGGCGAGCGTAGCGTTCTTGCCCTCCACGCGGGAGGGCTTGTTGAGGTTGGGCAGGGCCATTTATTCACTCCAGTGCCAAGTGTTTCCCGATTCGATCACCCACGCCGAAACCGACGCCACGACGTTCACCAGTGGCCTCAGAAGTCTGCTGTTCATCGCCATCACTTCCCCTCACGCGGCTGGAGGGCGTACAGCAGGCGGGTCTGCTCCTGCACGGCCTGCGAAATGTCTCGCTGCGTCTGACTCATCTCCTTGAGGAACGTCTGGTGGGCCTCCACCATCGGCAGCACGATGTCCACGCGGACGAACCACAGCAGGAAGGTGGCCAGCGCAAGGCCAAACCCGTACCGCTCAAACATCCTCAACGCCAATTCGTACACGTCCATGCGACTCATCTTGCGGCTCCCTTCCGCCAAGTCTCCATCTGCTCCCGGTGCGAATGACGCTCCAGCCACCACTTGAAAACGTGCTGGACCACCGCTGATACTAAGGCCGAAAGCACAAGAGTCCAGAAAAACCCGTAGCGTTTCTCAAACGCCAGTCGCACGTCTCGCTCGGCTCCGGCCAACGCCCGGCGGGAACGAGTCGTGCCGGGCCGGCTGGCCATCAACTCCCCGCTTGGCCACGACTGCACGGCGTGGTCGATCAAGAAGTCGAGCCGCTCCCGGCCGATCATGCGGGCACCCAGCGGCATGTGCCGCAGCACGTAGGTGCGGAGGTCATCGGGCATTGCACTTCCCATCCTTGCACTGGGCACTCGCCGGCTTCGGTCGCTTCTCCGCACACGGGCACGTCTTCGGGCACTCGCACCAGACACGGGTGATACCGTCGCCAGTCGGCACCATGCCTGTCCCGCCGCACTTGCCGCAGCATTTCACGGGTGCGGGCTGGGGGGCCGGCGACTCGGCCGGAGCAAACGCCAGCCACACCGCCACCGTGACAGTGGAAATCTTCATCCCAGAATCTCCTTCGCTCCCCAGTCCTTCAGCGTCCGCTTTGGGAACCCGTTGACGTTCGACACGGCGTACGTGCCGCCCTGCGAAATCATCCGCTGGGCTACCCGATGGTCGATCCAGAACGAACCCTCCGGCTGGTCATGGACGAGCGGTCCGCTGATCCAGTTCCAGCCCCACGAGTTCTGCACGCAGAACCACGTCGTGTCCGCTGACGTGGCGTCCACCGCAGGCCATTGCATCGCGTGGTGCCACGTCCCTTGCGGGACGCTCTCGCCCCGACTGCCGCGAACGTGCCGGAACCCGACATTGGAGCAGCACACCAGCCCATAGCCGTTGGCAATACAGTCGCGGGCCTGCTGCCACGTCGTCACCAGACTGATGGTGCCTATCTGGTGCTTCTTGGCCTCGCTCGTCACGGCGGCCGGCACGCCTCGCGACCCCCAGCGGATGCCAATCGAGGCGTTGTACTTGGACAGGTCGAGGTTCAGTTCCGGGTAGTCCTTCCGCAGCATCAAGCCGCCCGTCGTGTGGGCCCAGCCCACGATCTCAGAGCAACTGGCCCCCTGCCCCCCATGCCCACGAGCCCCGTACAGCGGCTCGGTCGCCGTCCTGTCCACCCAGTCCTCTGTGCTGGTCAGGTCAGGGTCGTTCGCCCGTGCGGT